TTGTTAATTCTTGAATTGTTTCATTAGAAAGACGTTTTCTATAATATTGAATTGAATCAACAATATTATTGCCAATTTGTTGACCCGAAGTATTACCAATTGCTCCAATAACAAATCTGTCTATATTAGTTGGTAGTATACCCGTATTATCTGTGTTAATTGAACCATTTATACTTCCTGCAAAATTATTATTTTGTAAAGCAAGTGCGCTTTGTACATAAGATGAAAGATACATCGTTTTACTAAAAGAAGCTTGAGTGCTAAAACTAGTTAAGCTAACCGCATTTGTAAACGTTGGAGTATTATTAAAGTATCCATAAATATTACCGTTAACTCTATTAGGTGATTGAAAGCCATAAACAGGATTATAATTTTGGGAACCTCCATAACTTAAAGGTCTATGTGCGCAAAATATTGTTCCTTCGCTTTGATTATAAATACTAGCAATATTTTGACCATCTATAATACATACATCTTGTCCACGAGTTCTGGTGGCACTTGTTGTTGGAATGTAACTTGTAAAAGGATTTCCAGGCTCCATTTGTGCGCCCCATATAAAAAGGGATTCTGCTGTAGTGAATGAATTATTACCACCGATATATGCTCTTAGCTCAGACGCACTTGTTGGATAGGTTGCAGTAACAGAAAATCTTTGCCATTGATTTGTTGTTGTGAAGTTAGCACTACCGATCAAATCAATACCAACATTAGTATATAAATTAATTGATAATGTTGATGGTGTAACCGCCGCAGATCCAAAATTACCTACAGCCTTGGCCCACACACTAAATGTATGAGAGGTGTTTGCAAGTCCTGTAAGTGTTTGATAAATACTCGCGTCACTACCTGTTGCAGATAATAAGGTAGCATTATATGCACCATCTGGAGATAATGTACTAAGAGTTTTATATTCTACCGTACTATTGGTCTTTGGCCAAATTGATTGACTGAAATCTGTTGAATATTTAAGAAGATTTGTTTTACTCTCCTCAAGTACCAATCCCCAACAAGCACCAGATACACCAACAGATTCTGAATGGTGTGTAAATCGTGGTTGATTAGTCGCTGCATATTTAATCAAACCATCAGCTCCCAAATAAGTACTTCCAGATATAGCATCAGTTTGAGTTCTAGAAAAGGCTACTGTTGGTCCTTTACGAGATGTGGTAGTTTTATCTTGTGAAAATTGAATATCTAAAAGAAGTGGATCTGCAATACCTATTTTCCCGAAATTATCAGGTATAGTTTTAAAATCTGAACTTAATTGTGATCTTACTTTATTTTTTAAAACATAATCAAAAATTCCATTCTGTTTGTATAAATCATTATATGATGCGGACTGTGGTATAGTACACATTGAATTATTAAAGTCTAAGGTAAAATCGGTAATCGTGCCATCATAAGTACTAACATATTCAAAAAATGAATAATACTTATCAAAATCTTTGGATGTAAAATCCGATGGTAATACCAATGGCCATCCCCATGTAGTATTATATGAACTCAATGGGTATGTTTGATTAATTAATGTTATAGTTTCTGCTGAGAGTGGAATGTATGTATTTAAAAGTTTGTAATTATTACTAAATTTCTCCAAAGCCACTATATCTTTTCCAGCAGTTATAGTATAATACAATGTGGTTATTTGATTTCCTATATTTTTACCATATGTGTCTTTTGAAGAGTATCCTTTCACATCAAAGTTACTAGCAAATTTGTTTTCATAACCATTTAATTTATTTTTTGATATACTTATTAAATTTAAAATGCGTTTTATTGATTCGGGATAATTATTGACATTTTTCAAAATATCACCATCCAGCATTTCAATTTGTGAAATTAATGCAGAAATTTCATTTCTATCAACATCTTGGGTATTTTCCACAAAATTGGATATTTTTTCATATAATTTAGCTCCTAAATTATCATCTATCGGAGTAGTTTGATTGTAAATAGCTCCTAAAAAGTCATCAAACAATACGGTTTTATCTACTAATGATTCTTGGAATCTCAAATCCTTTAAAAGATCACCCATATTAAAGTCTTCATGCTTTTTAGACATTTTATAGTAATCTTTTGGATATACATAAAATTGTGATGATCTTCCAACTTCTTGAGCAAGATAATCATTTTTCATATAAATGGAATAAGGACCATTTATTTGATTTTCATTTATATATAAGTCCGATAAATTTATATAACATTTACTTGCACCTTTATAATGAGATATAGCTGAAATATTTTCACTGATTGTGTTTAGATTATCATCTACAATATAAACACTGTATGGTGGATTGTATAAGAAAGAACTTATCGGATTAGTTTTTATTGAAAAGTTTTCATTATCTTTTAGTTTGATTATGAAATATAATTTACTATCTTCGAATTGTATTGGATTTATATCAAAAGATGATATAGAATAATATTCACCATCCAAACCGTTGGAAGTTATACTGTATCTTGCTGATAATGTATTTTCAACAACCTTACAAGACAACAATATTGATGTTGTATTAAAATAAGAAACATGATTTGATGATGTCGGAGAATATATATTAGTTTTATCAAAATAAAACCTTACAATATCTTGGTTTGATGGTGTATCGTCTTTGAAATATATATCTTTGTATCCACTGATACCTGTGAATTCAGCACCATCATCAGTTTTTGAACATTGGACGATAGTATTGTTTGATGTTTTTACATAAACTTCACTGTTTGGAATTTCTATACTATCAATTTCTCTAAATTGATAAAAGTTTAATCCTTTGTTTAAAAACTTATCATATAAACCATATGTATTTTCTAAATGACCATATTTGTTTTTCTTTTGCGTCTGATGATGAGCACTTGTACTTCCTTCAACTTCATAAAATATATTTGCTTTATTTTGATATGTTGGATATGTTGCAATAACTCTCCACGGTCCAGTTATTTTTCCACTACTTAGAGTTATTTGAGAATTTGAACCAGCGGTATCAATTGAAAAATTATGAGGCAAATAATCATATATCATTATTTCAGCAGTGTATATAGAAATTTTTGCATTGTTAAAACAATCATAAACAACCAAATTTACATAATATTTTCCTGGATAATCGTAAGATTTTACAGCAGTTAAAACTTCAGATGATGTTCCATCACCAAAATTCCATAATATTTTAGCATTTTTTATATTTTCAATTCTAGGTATGAATTTTAAAGGAGTTATATTCAATGAATATGAACTTAGTGTGTTTTCATCTTTATAATCCAACACATCAAACAGCACATCTATAGAATTAGAAGGATCATCTAAATCAGAGCGTGGTGCAAGTGTGGTAGTAGTGGTAGTTGTAGTTGGAGCTGGTGTAGTAGTAGTAGTGGTAGTGGTAGTTGGAGCTGGTGTAGTAGTGGTAGTGGTGGTAGTCGGAGCTGGTGTTGTAGTAGTGGTTGGAAGTATTAAATCTGCAAATGCTATATTAGAACCAAACGCTCCTCCTTTGCCACTAATAGTTAATTTAGTGAATGGTTCATTTGATGTAATTTCCGCTACAAATGCAGCACCTTGGTTTCGTGGCCTATTAACACCTTTTCCACACAGCACTAAATTGTTTATAAGAGTGGCAAGACAGCTGGTTGGTAGAGAAACATTAGCTGCTTTATTACTATTCAATACAAATTCAAAATCTTCATTTATATCAGGTAGGAACTCTCCTTGTTGACCACACCCTGATACGATAACTTTTATACTTTTAATTGGAGAGGAAAAATTAAGAGTATAACTCCAAGCAGATTGTGTTCCCACCCTAGCTGAATAATATTGGCTTGGTACAACTTCTACACCACCGCATATTTGGTCAAGTTTAGGAATATTATTTGGAATTGTAATTTGACTAACATCTCCACTGGTGTTCTGTGTTACAGTCACACCCTTTACTACCGTTGGTGTCGCCCATGGTGGTGGTATGAATTCCGTGATTGATGAATTAGTAAAACGTGCCATAAATTATATAATTTCAATTTTATTTATTAAATTCAAAGGTCTATAGAAATAAGGAAACTTAAAAAATGGCATCGTTGTATTTTGATTTACAAATTCAGAATCAACCCCTTCAAAAACTGGGTTCCAAGATATAAACGACAATCCATTAAATGTTGCGCCGTCGTTGCTGTTTGTTGTTTGTATTAAATTAACTCCGTCAATATTTAAAATATCACTTGTTAAAGTAGATAAATTCATAATCCCCCCAAGTTGATTATTTTCAGCTTTGAAGAAATTTACAATTTTATTTCTAACTGCTTCTTTTATAGTTTGTTTGTTTATTCTTGTGTTTTTATCCAATGTAATAACTATTTTACTATCATAATAAGCATCTTTAGTCGCTGCTTTTGTTGAATATCCTATATCAAATGCCATATATACTGGATCTCTTGGGATTATTTCGTGACTCAACATTTTTTTATCATTTGTTAAATCTCTAATTAGATTTTTGAAACTGTTTGGCAAATATGTTGGATAAGATTCATCAACATTTATGATAAAATCAGGAACACAGAATATATTAACATTATTAAAATCACAACTATCAGCAAAGTTAACTTGGTTTAATAAAACTCTAGTAACTTTGTTAGGATCTACACATATACTATAAAAATATTGTATATATTCTTCCAAAAATTTTTCATTATTTGCTACCTTTACAGATTTTAAAATGTTTGGAATGCTCTTTTTTAAATAAATTTCATAATCTTGCTCGCTTACTAATCTATATTGGGATGAAATTAAAAATGGTACATTCTTTTTAAGATCTTCAATGCTTTCAGCATCACTGATAGTTGTTGAATTTAAAGGATTGATAAAAGTCAATAATGAACTCTTATCTTTGCTTATTAAAGTTGATGTTTGACTATAAACATCATCATATATTTGATTGAATGTGCTAGAAGAATAGTTAAACAACTTATTTCCATTTATTACATTTTTACTAATGATTCCAGCGTCACCATCACTCAGTAAATACATTACTTTTACTTCATCACCTTGTTCTAATTTTCTTCCAAATGTGCCGTTTCCAAATTTTACTTCATAATGACCGTTTTCATTCAATCTCAATTCATATATTTTTTCATTAGCACTTGAGAAAAATATAGTGTTAACTTTTGAATATTCAAACCATTTATCTGTATCTTGCTCTTTAACATACACAGTAATAGTACCATCAGCTATAAAGTTATCATCGTTTAAATTGACTAAATTATCAACAACAATTGGAAAGGTTTCAAATTCAAGACCTTCTGATGTATATGCGGGATATTCACCAACACTGCCTTGATATAAAATCAAATTATCATTTATAGTTGTTATACTTTCATCAGATGATGTTACTTTTTCAAAGAAAAAATCATCCAATATGGTATATTGAATATTATCTACCAAAAAGTAACTATATTTTTTCAAATAATAACTTCCAGTTGGTAATGTTGAATCGGCAGTACAATTAATTGGAACTTGGGATGTTTGTTTACCAGTTGGGTTATATCCAACTAATTTTATTATACGATTCATATTTTCATAAATCGATGATTGTGTAAACAATGATTCTGAACTTGTTTGGTTGAGATAAAACATCAGAACGTGAGTAGTATAAGCAATAATATCAATCAATGATGATAAGTTACTACCTTCATAATTTTGATCAGTGAACTTTGAACTCTCATTCAATCGTTGAATGATAAAGTTTTTTAAAGACACCGCATCAAAATTTATATAAGCGTCTGTTGGTAAATTATATTCTAATGTTTTTGTATCACTCATTTTAAAAAATATTTAATAGGTAAAGTTATATAATAGTATATCCAGATGTATTAAGTCTGGATTTTATACTCAATCCAGTCACTCCTAAACTTGGAACATCTATTTGTAATTCTATATTGTATTGATTTTCTTCCTCATTAGGCTCAACAAACAAATCAATGATTGTTATTCTAGGTTCCATTTCAGGCAAATGAGTTTCAATATCATCTTTAATGATTTCAGTTGTAAAATCATCCATTGGTTCAAACAAAAATCTTCTTAAATCAATTCCATAAGTGGGATTTAATATTTTATCCCCTGGTGATGTTAAAAATGCATTGGTTATGCTATTTTTTATAGCTTCAATATCATAAGACGCTTGTACATCTTTTAAAAATTCTTTTTTATTGAGTTGACTATTGTAAGAATATGCTGGATTTAAATCTAAAGCTAAATCTTTATATAAATAGCCCTTATCTAAAGATATCTTGTCTAATGAATTAGCTTCAAGAGATTTAATTTTAATTGCCATTGAGTATATTTAATACGACGTAGCTATTCAGATTTTTTTTTAGTTTTTTTCCATTGTACACGTTTAGAACTACGTTTTTTGTACATTTTTCCTTTTATCTTGTTACATTCAGCTTTAGTAGCCCTGCATGCTGGATAAGAACCCCTTGATGTATTATTTCTACCGCACGGTCCTCCAGTTTTACAATTAATCCACCCGCTGAATTTTTTACCTTTCTTATCTACATGAGGAGCAAACCAATCACGTAAATTTTCTAATATTTCAATTTGACTATAATGTACTGTATTGTCATTCTCATTCATTAGTTCATTTTTCCTTTTCTTTTAACGCATTTTTGAACGTAACCACTGGCATAAGCACTAGGCCAGACATCGTACTTGGCCTTGGCCTTTGCTTGGCATTTTGATCTAAGTTTTGATACTTTTTTCTTCTTTTTTGGTGTATACTTTTCAAGAAGAACAGCGTATAATTCATTAAATTCATTCATAATTCAATATTTAGTATTACCAATTTTTACAACTTAAATAACGAGCAGTTCCTGGTTTTGCAGTTGAACATTTATGTCTTGAACGAAATGATTTTTTTCTCTTAGTGTTACCACTTTTCCCAGTTACTTTAACACCCTTCTGTCCAAAATGTACTCTTTTATACCCAGAACCATCTGGATTTTTTACACATTGCATGTATTTTTTACCAGGTCTTGTGCTACTAGCTTTTTTAGTTGTTCCAGTACACTTAGCTGATTTTTTTTCCAGTAATTCAATTATATCAATTTCATAATCATCATGATCAAATTCCATAGATTCAAGTATTGAAGATACAAATGAATCAAAAGAAGATATATGACTCTCTGATAGTTGCTTTCTATACTTGTTGAGTTCTTGAAGCATCAACTGTGCTGTGTTTATTTTTGTTCTGCCAGTAGCATTACTCCACATAGTTCTGGTATATCCTTTGATATTTTGCTTTTGAGAATCGGTCAAAGCCAACATATCAACCAAATCTTCGATATATTTACGATTTTTAATAATCTTAGTTGTCCAAGTTTCTTCGTTATTGATTGAATCTAATATTTTTTTTAATTCTAAATAAGCACTATCTGATTTTTCATCACTATCCATTGCAACAGGAGCTAACTTATGAGGTTTAAATCCGAACTTTTCATTATACTTCATATTGTTATACAAATTAACCAATTGAACAAAAGGAAGAGAATTGTAATCTCTAACTTTGGTTATATTAACATTTGCATTCAATTCTTGATCTCTTAATTCTGCTTCTCTTTGAGAATATCGAGTATCATAAATATCCAAATATGCAAGAATTGGATTGATTGTAGGGTCTTCAGAAGCTAAAGCTCTCAACATGTTCATTTTTTCTTGCATCCCCTTTGGAGTATCTTCCCAATTTAATTGAGAAAGATCTTGAAATTGATTTTCTGATGCGAGTTTTTGTTCATTATCCAATAATAATTGTTCAGCAGTGGACTTTAGATAATATCTAAATGCTTCCATCTTTTGATCATTCAACATTTTGTTGGTTTCTTCAATTTCACTGGTTCTTTCTAAAACTTGATTGTATATATCTTGAGCAGTGTTTAATTTATTTTCATATTCTTGGCGTTCTGCTTCAATTTTATTTAATTCTTTATCTATAGCCGCAATTTCTGTTGGTCTTTCAGTATTTTTCTTAACTGTTTCTAGATAAGCTATTTTAGCTCTTCTTGTTTCCTCTTCCCCAGCATACTTTGCAATATTTCCTGGAAATATTTTCATTACATTTTCTTCATCGTATATTTTATCTTTTCCATTTTCATCTTGTAATGTAATTTTTCCGTATGATTCTCTTTTCTTATCCATATCATTTGACATAGCTACTATTCTTTTATTGAAATCGATATCGTTTTCTAACAAGCGAAATGCATTGTTTAAAACTTTATAGATCCTTTTCATTGCACGAAAACCATCACCGCTTTTTCCATTAGTTTCTGGATCTGCTGTAACTTCGTTTGACCATTCCCAACGATCCAAAGGTGTCTTTTTTTCTTGAGTTCCTCCAAACCCAGCTGAAGTTCTACTAAACCCCATAGGAGCAGCTGTTTCTTTAGCAGTTTTATATGTTTGTCCAGGTCTAGTACCTTTAGCTTCTAGGATTACTTCACAAAGTTTGTTAAAATTCATAACTTTATTTATCATTTCAACTAAATAATTTACATGGGAAAATTATTTGATGCAATTTTTGAGTCTGTGATATCACGCCACGATTATCTTAATGGTGATCGTGTTAAGTTCAGACCTAACTACAAATCATGCGATGCATACAAGTCGATGTCAACTGAATTAAAGAAAGAGGTTGATGATTTAGCAGCTTGTGGATTGAATATCAAGGTAGTTAAAGTTGGTGATAGATTATCTGGAGCCAGTGCTGGTAATCAATTCAAAACATCAAGTGATTATGTAATAACAATTGCCGCTGATCAAGGTGGAACAAGAATTTATGGTAAAGTTACTGTTTCTTCTGATATGATTGATAAAATCCCATCAGATGACATTAATTTAGATCCAGTTCCTGATGAATGGAAAAGAAAAGAACGTATTACAATAAAACCAGAAGTTGTAAAAATAGATAATAACCATATCACTAGAAGAACTGATAAAGGGAATGGAAAAGCCACAGCAACTGAATATAGACTTCCAGAAAGCACAACTTTAAAGAAAGATAATGAAATGCTTGGCATGTTATATGAAAATGCCAGTAATCCAAATAGTATTTCCGATTCAGAAAGACATCAAATAACAAATAAATTAACAATCTATGGATTGGATGGAAATGCTCGTTTTGAAACTGCTGGACAAGCATTGAGAGCACTTACAAGCGCATTGGATGAGCTTGGTTTTGATTTGGATGCTGTTACAAATGATGTTGATTTTCCAAGAGCGCATCACGAACCAGGATATAAAGCTCAAAAAATGTTATCATTTAGAAGAAAAACAACAAGTGGAGATCCATTTGATGAAGAACCAGAAATTGAAAATAGTATGATATCATTTAACTTTGAAAATCTTGGAAGAAATCCAGGAGGTAAAGATATCGAAGTTGTGGCATATGCTTCTTAAAATTATAATATTATGATAAACGAAAATCAAAAAATAGCCGAAGCATATGAAGAATGTCTCGTAGAAGAAGGTCTTATTAGAAGACTTGGATCTAAAGTAGTTGGAGCTTTTTCTAAATCTTCTTTAAAGCAAACAAATAAACATCATGAATTTGCAAAATCTGTTGCATATGATGTTGGTAAAGATGTGTCCAAAGTATTTGGAGGTGATATAAACAAACACACCCAAGAAATGTACAATTTAATTTTAAATTATTTAAAAAAAATACCTTAACCGCATAAATAATAATATGGCTAGAATAACAAAATTAGATCAAGCGCTTCTCGCTGAAGCATATACCGTTCAACTTTTTCAAGAATCAGCACCTCACATGACAATTGCTGAAATTCAAAAAAGACTTCCTCATATGACACTTGAAGAAGCTCAAATTATCGAAGAGCTTTTTGGTAAGCTTGGTCAAAAACTTGGTCAGGTTGCTTCTGGCATAGGTGGAGTTGGTTCAGCTGCTGGTAAAGGACTTGCAGCTGCTGGTAGAGGCGTTGCAAGTGCCGCTGGACAAGCTGGACAAGCAGTTGCTCAAAAAGCCCAACAAGTGGGTTCTGGCGTAAAAGCAGCAGCTGGACAAGCTGCTCAAAATGTTGGAAATCTTTATAATACAGCAAGCGCAGATAAAGAACAAGCACAAGCAATTGATAATGCTTCAAAAATAGCTATGGATTTGATTGATTTAGTTCAATCAGCACAAGCTAAAGGTCTTATTAATCTCAGAGGAGAAATTACCAATATGTCACTTGCTCAAATTATGACTAGACTTGAACAAGCCAAAGGACAAACAGCTGGTCAGAGACAATCAGCTCAAGCCACAGGATTTACTGGTGGAGTTGGAAGTGCATTCAAGCAAGGAATGCAATCAGCAGGAACACAACCTTAAAATATATGTTCCAACGATAAGAAACACGCAAATGCGTTGATTTCTTTATCAATCACATTACTACTTCTAAACAAGCTATCTGCAATTTGTATGATAGCTTGTTTTTTTTGTAATTCATCAATTTCCAAATCATATATATGATTTAAAAAGTTAGAAAGTAATTGATCATAATCATTATCAAACAAATGATCGTTCTCAATTAGATATTTTCTAGTTTGTAATGATGATTTATTCAAGACACCAGCCCATATATAAGAACATAATGAATTAGAATCTGTTTTTCCATCAATGTTTAATATTCCACTGGTTGAATGTTTTTGAATTTCATTGATACATTTTCTAAGATCTGGAAAATAGTTCTTAACAAGATCAATCAATGCCTTGTTTTGATCTTTTGGTATTTCAATATCTTCATTTTGTAAGATATATAAACATCTCTTAACTGCTCCCTTTAATGTTGGTCTGATATCAACACTTTGACACCTAGATTGCAAAGGAGCTATGATTTTGTGACGATAATTAGCTGTTAAAATAAATCTAGCAACTTTAGCATAGTCTTCCATCAAGTTACGTAAACATTTCTGCGCTTCTTTTGAAAGTCCGTCTGCTTCGTCGAGTACCACCACTTTAATACCACCATCAAAACTTTTTGTTTGTACAAATCCAGATACTTTCACTCTGATGTTATCGATACCAGTTTCATCTGATGCATTTATATACAAATAATCACATTTTAATATATCTTGTACAATTATACGAGATATTGTCGTTTTTCCAGTGCCTGGATTTCCTGTAAATAAGAAATGCGGTATTTCATTGGTGAAAGATGAGAAAAAAGTGCGTGTATTATCCGACAAACACATATCATCTAACGTATGTGGTCGATATTTTTCAATCCATAAATTCATTCTGATAATCCTATAATTTTGTTTGTTCTATGTTCAATTGTAGCAACTAAATTTGCACAGTCAAGCAAATCATTATGAGTTCCACAATCAAACCAGAAACCTTCAAATTCTTCTACATCCACACCTTCAGCTTCTTGTATTTTTTTGATAAGATCAACTATTTCAAATTCTCCTCTCTTGGAAGGGGTTAGTTTTTTAGCAAGATTAATAGCGATATTAGTAAAAACATATAAACCCACTACTGCATCATCACTAACATACTCTGTTGGCTTTTCTACAATATCAACCAAGCTACCATCTTCATCTAACTTAGCAACTCCATATGCAGATGGATTCTTGACCTTGTAAGTATAGATTGTATTGGGTTGTACTTTAAGTTTTGTATTGGTAATGAATACATTATCACCTAAAATTAAAGTAACATCATCATCTCCTATAAAATCTTCACCTATAATAAATGCTTCAGGCAATCCACTTGGTTTTTCTTGAATAGCATATTCAATTTTTAATTGATACGCTTCACCATGTCTAAGTTGATTTTGAAATAATCTACATTGCTGTGTATCAGATGTAATAATTAGAATTTCTCTAATACCCATATCCTTCAAAGTCTGGAGTGGATAATAAATCATTGGTTTATTATAAACAGGCAATAACTGTTTACTGATTGTGCGTGTGAGTGGATAAAGTCTCGTACCTTTACCTCCTGCTAATATAATACCTTTCATATAATTATTGTATTAATTAAAGCCATATCCATAGCAGATCCTTCAGTTTGTATATCAAAACCAGGAAACATAGTTCTTAACTTATCAATAGATAACACACAATTTGATCGTGGTGCAATTATATTGATATCTTCAATATCTACAAACTTCCAATTTTTATTTTTGAAACCATAAGCTTTCATAATTTTAGTTGCGAATTCTGTATCTTGCGCTTCGGGGTTAACAAAATTAATAACGCCGATAGAGTTGGTTGATATGTTATTTTCAACGATATATTCAATAAAATTACATAAATCAGGAATATATGTTTTGGAGTTTTTATAGTTAACTAAATTATCATATTTTAGAATTTTAGTAAGATAACTTCTTTCATGAAGATCATTACCAAACGGCATTCTTACACGAATTGTACAACCATACTCGTTTAAAGTTTCAAAAGCGTGTTTTGTTTTGGAATAGTATGATGAATTGTCAAACAAGCCGAAATTAGGTTCGTCGGTTTCGGTAAATTCTTTTTCATAACCACTGTAAATACATCCAGATGAAATATGAATATAATCAATTCCCGAAGTTTTGCAAACGTTGCTGATTTTTAGAGGTAATTTGACATTAAGTTCCCAACAGAGTTTCTTTTTCTGTTCTCCTTCATCAACATTCGGTCTTCCTGTAAAACCAGCGCAATTTATGACATGTGTTATTCCATTGTTTAAAATAAATTTATACAATGTAGCATCATTTGCATAATCTAAATCTTTTCTAGATTTTAAAAAATAATTGATATGTTCTTTGGCTGAATGTGTGTACAATTCTGTTCCAACATATCCAGATCCTAAAATAAGAACATTAGTTTGCTTCGTATTCTTCTTCGACAAATTTTTGGATGTCATATATATTCAATGTATCGTTGGTTTGGAAAAAGTCAACCAATAATTCATGAAGCTGATTTCCCATACTGGATATTTCTTCGTCTTCTGTTGAATCCAAGAAAGTTTGTAAATCTTCAAATGCATCTAATATTTTTTCTTCTTTTTGAAGTAATCCCTTTAGTAATTTTATTTTTTTCATATATTCGAGTATTTATACAAAAACTAAATAAATAAAGACATGGCTGTTAAAATTTCTCAACTTCCTTTAAATAATTTACCATATCAAGGATCAGAACAAATACCTTTGGTACAAGGTGGTGTAACAAGAGTGGGTACTTTAAGTTCATTTACTTCATATCTTTCTGGAAGTTTATTAACTATCAATAAATTTTCTCAATTAAGTGGAGAATTTGCTTCAAGAATTAAAAATAATAATTTCACAACATCACAAACAGTATTTGGATCAGTAACAGCAAAAAGTTTCATACTGTCAGGCGGATATACATTTGAATCAACTGCAAATTCTTTAAAAATAAGACCTGATACCATTGCTATATCGGGAAGTAGTAATACCTTTATAGGTAATTGTGCTGGAATTAATAACACAACAGGAAATTGTAATAACTTTATAGGTAATAATGCTGGACGTAGTAACACAACAGGAAGTAGTAATAACTTTTTAGGTAATTGTGCTGGACGTTATAACACAACAGGAGTTTGTAATAACTTTATAGGTTATCGTGCTGGAGCTAATAACACAACAGGAAGTAGTAATAACTTTTTAGGTAATTGTGCTGGAGCTAATAACACAAGTGGGTATGGTAATAACTTTATAGGTTATCAAGCTGGACGTAATAACACAACAGGAAGTAGTAATAACTTTATAGGTTATCAAGCTGGATATAGTAACACAACAGGAAATAATAATAACTTTTTAGGTAATGAAGCTGGACGTTGTAACACAACAGGAAGTGATAATAACTTTATAGGTTATAGTGCTGGACGTTGTAACACAACAGGACGTTATAATAACTTTATAGGTAATTGTGCTGGAGCTAATAACACAACAGGAGGTTGTAATAACTTTTTAGGTTATCGTGCTGGATACAAAAATTCATCAGGAAATAATAATAACTTTATGGGTCGTTATGCTGGATATAATAACACAACAGGCACTCATAATAACTTTTTAGGTAATTGTGCTGGACGTTACATGTATACGGGGAACAATAATACATTTATAGGTAATCAAGCTGGTAAATTAATTTCTCAATATAATACACCATCCAGTCCATCTAATAATTTTTTTGTAGGTTATAAAGCTGGACATGGATATTGTAACACATGCGCCCCAAATGCTACAGTGTCAGCTAATCACAACATAGCAGTGGGATTTCAAGCTGGTTGTTCATTGGGTGCTAGATATTCTTGTTATTACAACGGTAGTTATACTTATATTACATGCAGCTCAACACAACACAACATATTTTTAGGTGATCGTGCTGGCGAATGCAGTAGAGCTTCTGGTACTTGTTATAATTCATATGCTGCAATTAATAATAACTTCTTAGGTAATCGTGCTGGACGCAATAACACAACAGGATGTAATAATAACTTTTTAGGTGGTTGTGCTGGATATAGTAACACAACAGGATTTAATAATAACTTTTTAGGTAATCGTGCTGGATATTGTAACACAACAGGATTTAATAATAACTTTTTAGGTGGTTGTGCTGGATATAGTAACACAACAGGATTTAATAATAACTTTTTAGGTAATCGTGCTGGATTTTGTAACACATCAGGAATTTATAATAACTTTTTAGGTTATCGTGCTGGATTTTGTAACACATCAGGAATTAATAATAACTTTTTAGGTAATCGTGCTGGATATTGTAACACAACAGGATTTAATAATAACTTTTTAGGTAATCGTGCTGGATATTGTAACACAACAGGATTTAATAATAACTTTTTAGGTAATAGTGCTGGACGTAGTAACACAACAGGATGTAATAATAACTTTTTAGGTAATTATGCTGGATTTAGTAATACAATAGGAAATTGTAATAACTTTATAGGTAATATTGCTGGAAGTTGTAACACAACAGGAGGTTGCAATAACTTTATAGGTAATTTAGCTGGTCAATTTAACACAACAGGAGGTTGCAATAACTTTATAGGTAATGAAGCTGGACGTTGTAACACAACAGGAAGTAATAATAACTTTTTAGGTAATTGCGCTGGACGTTGTAACACAACAGGAATTAATAATAACTTTATAGGTTATAGTGCTGGACGTTGTAACACAACAGGATGTTATAATAACTTTATAGGTAATCGTGCTGGACGCTGTAACACAACAGGACTTTATAATAACTTTATAGGTATTCTTGCTGGATATTGTAACACAACAGGAAGTGACAATAACTTTATAGGTGATAATTCTGGAATTTGTAACACAACAGGAAGTAGTAATAACTTTTTAGGTAATGAAGCTGGACGTTGTAACACAACAGGAATTAATAATACTTTTATAGGTACTCGTGCTGGATTTACAAATCTATCTGGAACTGGAAATATTATTGTAGGTCGAAATGCAAATACTCTTACAAACGGTTTGAGTAATACTATAGTATTTGGTAACGATGCAATTGCTACTGAATCAAATCAGTTTGTTGTAAGTACAAATACAATTTCAATATCATCCGTTGGAAGTACAATATTTATTGGAAATTCTCAAAAAAATAACAGTCTCACAGTCCGTAATTCAATATCTGCTTCTACAATAAATGCACTTTCTGCTAATATAAATTTTGCAAATATTACAACCCTCAACGTATTATCTGCAAATATAAGTGTAATAGATATTCAACAATACGAACTATCTGGATTTAATGTAACTGGAAATACTACAGTATCTGGAATTTTAAGTTCAAATTCTATTTTATATTCAAACAATGGAAACAGTGATCAATGGAATTCTACATATACAACATTCCAACTTAATAGCTCATCATATGCAAAAGTTAACGCTTCTAATAACTTCCAAGCATCACAAGTAATTTATGGAGGATTGAGTGCAGCGTTTTTACAATTATCAGGCAGTAGTTACAAGATAGATGGTACAGGAACCAATTTCTCAATTGGTACTCATGTTAATCCATTGAGTGGTGATCATGTATTAGCTATTGGGCAAGATTCTGGTGTTAATAATTATGGAAATCACAATATATTTGTTGGTTTGAGTGCTGGATTTACAAATATATCTGGAACTGGAAATATTATTGTAGGTCGAAATGCAAACACCCTTACAAATGGTTTGAGTAATACTATAGTATTTGGTAATTTCGCAACTGCTAGTGCTTCTAATCAGATAGCCATTGGTTCTGCATCATTTCCTCTGAGTACAACTGCAACAGCAGGAAGTATATCTAACTACTTAGTGATTTCATTTAATGGTGTATTGGGTAAAATACCTCTTTATAACCTTTAATAACTATTAAAACTCATACTTAAAATTACCAAATCTATCATATATAGCACCCAGTACAGTTCTACTATCATCTACTTGTGGTTGTATATTTGGTCTTATAGTATGTAAATCTGTAAAACCATGCTCTGCATCATTTTCATTGGTGTATTGATAAACATTATTAAAGTCGTGATTAAAGTATGGTTTTTCTAGAAAATCATAAACTCCTTTGATGGTATTAGCTGGGTTTCTAGTTAAAGATTCATAGTTTACAAAGTGGAACTTATCTCTATGACCTCTGTATATAGCATCTAGAATTGAATTATAGGTTCCCCCTACTAATCCTTCAGATGCTGACCATACATTTAATCTACCTTCAAGTGTATTCATTTGAGGACCAGATTGAAACGGGCTATCTATATTTTTAATTTCTTTTCTGTAAAGTTTTTCCATAGATGCTAGAATACAAGGAATATCACGAGTAGTAGCTATAATTTTAATAGGTTTTTCTAAAGCATTTTCCACTAATTCTATCATTCCTGCCCAAGCTCTAGATTTATTAAATACGATTGGTCTATCAGTATCAGAATGGTAAGACTGAAAAAGATCTCTGATAATTTTTAATTGCTTTTGTGAGGTTTCTGAAGCTTTAATTATCGGGCTTGTTTTCCAAAAATCATGAACACCTCTCACCAACTCTGATAATCCACTGGTAGCTGTAACATGAAACTCTGGATTTTGTGCTAAGATGTTACACAGTAAAGTTGAACCTGATCTTGGCATTCCATTTATAAAAAATATTTCTTTTTCTTTCATTGTCATACTTATTGACTTCGAATCAAAAAGCAATAATTATATTCATGGCAGAAACAGCAATTTTTCATATTGAAGGTGGAGTAGGTAAACACATAGCAGCATCTGCTATTATAAAAGCATATCACAACAATAACCCCGAAACAAAAATCATTGTTTCAAGTGCTTATCCCGATATTTTTTACAGCAACCCGATTGTTGATAAATCCTTAAAAATTGGAAGTAATCAATATTTTTATAGAGATTACATTTATAATAAAGATGTTGAAGTGTATAGTCAAGAACCATACAAACAAACATCACACATCACTAAAAGGAATCATCTTATACAAACATGGTGTGATATGATTGGTGTAAATTACAACAACGAAACCCCATCAATTTATCTAAATTCTAGAGAAAAGGAAATAGCAAGAAACTTAATTAAATTTGATAATAATAAACCCATTTTAATATTTCAGCCATTTGGTGGTCCTGGATCTCCACATCAACAGTTACCTTATTCATGGGCTAGAGATATACATCCAGATATAGCTCAACAATTAGTAAGTATTCTGTCAGAAACCTATAATATTGTGCATGTTTGCTATAATAATCATCCAGTACTCAACGGTTGTTTGCGAATAGATCAACATCTTTCTAAGAAAACTCTATTTGGTATACTGCTGTATTCAGAAAAAAGACTTTTAATTGATTCATGCTTGCAACATGCCGCAGCAGCACTGGGGTTACCATCTACAGTAGTGTGGAATGTAACCAACCCAGAAATTTTTGGTTATTCTATACATAAAAATGTCTTACCAGAAACAACATATCTTGAAGGAGGCGCAAATTCTTACTTATTTGATTATGATATATTAGGATCAGTAGAAGAGTGTCCTTATGAAGATTATAATAGCATTTTTAGTATTGAAAATATTTTAAAAAATATATAATTAAAGTAAATACAAATATGAGCTTAACAGTATCAATACCAACAGATGTCACATTGGTTACACAACCAGCACAATCAGTAGAACTACACGGAGAAATTACAATTCAGCGTGTTGTAGATTTACCAGCAGAAAAAAAAGTTTTTGTTTTTACCAAAGAATTAGGTAAAATTGATCTACCATCACTCTCCAATGCTAATTACGATAATCCTAATGAATGGACAAATGCTGATGTTGTTTTAGCAGTTCAAGAATATGTAAATAACTTATTACCACCAACTTCTGAAGTTTAAATATTTTAATTTGATTTCTTAAATGTAAAAACCACTATACTTTATGTATAGTGGTTTTTTATTAAAAATAATTACCATAAATTGATGTATCATTAACTTTATTATTAAAGATTTTTTCTTTAACATGTTTATCAACATCAAAATCGTAAGTTTTTGGAGCACTGGATAATTGCACTGTCAATGTATTTCCATCGTTTTCAATTATTGAAGAACTCAATACACCACTAAATGAATTGTCATAAACTTGAACATTATTGTTTTCATGATCAAATCCAGCTTCAAAACTATGATCAAATCGTTTGGCGTTAATTTTCCAAACATAATGACCAGCCATAGGATTGATAGTTGAACTATCTTCATCAATTACTTGAGTTACAACAAAGTGTTTCGGGCTTCTTGAATATGGTCGATCACATCCAAACGGTGTTAAGACAAATCCATCGTCGGCTTTTGGTTCAATTCTTTGACCATTAGATGGATATACACTTAAAGATTGAAAAGCTGTTGTGAATGTATTGATATGTATATACATAGTAACACTATCATCAGGTTCCCATCCATGAACTTGCAAAGGAACAGAATTATGTTCATATTGAACATATGCTCGTACTGTTATGGGTCCATAATAAGGAGCTGTTGTATGTTCTCCATAAAAATTATTTGCTGCTGACAAATTGTAAGTATGTATATAATAATCAATATCAACTCCAAAATTATTAATCAATTCATTGAATCCGCTGTTAAAAACAGCTCTTTCTGCTTGAAATCTAGAAGGATCAGCAAATCCACCACAAACTGGTGAAAATATACCAGCAAATATATTTGAAGGCTCAAGACATGATAATGGTGTAACAGGACATCCCATATTATTATTTAACTTTTATTACAACAGCTGCTGGTTGATTATTAATATATCTACATTGCAAACCTAAATCACTGTTTTTACAAGTTAATATTTTATTTTCTTGAAAATTATCATAACTTTCCGTAGACTTGAATAGCTTCATTAATATATCTGCAAACATGTTTCCTATAAATTGTTGACCCAATGATAATTGAGGTTTATATTCGGGTTGCTTCATCATGATTTTTCTTTTACCTGGATCTATTGTTAAGTTTCCTCCTTTTTTATTAAGATGAATTCCTAATTTAGGTCCACCGATAGCCATATCATGTGCATACTCTAAGAAAAATTTATTGAATGATTTCACTGTAATTATTTAATAAAAAAAGGGAGTCTTACGACTCCCTTTAATATTTATTTTGAGTTTATTTAAAATTACTTGATATACTCAGCACCTTGTTTGTAGTTACCAACTTTGTTGTTGGAACCAGTTCCCATGTTAGGTTGTTTTGCATTGTATATAGCATGACCGAAATCACCGTCATCACCAACGTCGTCAGTGACATCTGAACTTGCACTGCCACCCTTTGGTTTAACTTTACCTGTAACGATGTTGCTTTTGCCTGTAAGTTTTGAACCTTTTCCAAGAGTTTCTTCGTCTTCTTCACCATACTCTGAATCTTCGTCTTCTCCACCGAAATCAAGGTCATCTCCTTCTGATTCGCCTTCTGATTCTCCTTCTGATTCGCCAAGAGCTGACATGAGAACGTCATGAAGTTTTTGAGCAGTCTCACGATCAAGAGTGAATGTTACTTCATCTTCGCCGCCAACTTCATCGCCAATCTCGTCATCTGACATTTCATCATCAAGACCAAGACCTTTGATACCATCTTCAGCAGCCTCATCATTCATTCCGAAATTTTCATTAAGAAGTGAATTGTACAATTTGTTGAAACTAAGTGTTTTTCTAGTCATAATGTTATTTAGTATTTCATTTGCATTTTTTCTAGTATCTTCGTGAATATTTTCTTCACCTTCTTCGGATTGTAAGTTTCTTTCTATTTCTTTTTTCTTTTTTTCTAAAGATTTTCTTTGATCTGGTGTTAATTTTGAATTTTTTAATTTTGAATTAATAGATTCTAAAGCTTTATTGTTGGAAGTCTCTTCAGAATCTTCTTCATGATTACATGTGCATTCATGTTCAACTTTATTACAATTACAAGCAGGTTTATCATTTAATGCTTTATGATATCCTCCTTTTTCAGAAGGACCACCTTCTTGTTTGGGAAACTTACTATTAAAAGCGTTTTCTGGTTGTTTACCTTCTTTAACGATAGTGTGTTTTAAGGAATTTAAAATATTTCCATAAACATCCCCAATTTGCTGCATGTCTTTTTTGAACATATTGTTATTTATCATTTTCAACATAAATAAAATTCATGGCAAAGAAAGAAGATGTAAAATTTTATATGGGAAATCAAAATTTACCATCTAAAGGTAGTTCCTTTGCATATACATCAGAACAAATTACAGAATTAGAAAAATGTTCTAAAAATATATTACATTTTGCTGAGAATTACTTCCATATTTTAAATGTTGATGATGGTAAGAAAAAAATCAAATTATACAAAGCTCAAAAAAGAGTTTTAAGAAAAATGATGGATAATAGATTCTTCTGTCTTTTAGCTTCTAGGCAGATAGGAAAATCAACTTTGATGACAATTTATATATTGTGGATAGCTAATTTCTTTTCAGATCAAAGAATATTATTGGTAGCTAACAAAGAATCAACAGCTATTGAAATTTTTAGTCGTGTTCGAATGGCATATGAAATGTTACCAAACTGGTTGAAATCACCAGTTATTGAATATGCTAAAACCAGTATGGAACTTGAAAATAATAGTAGAATAAGCATTACTACTACAACAGGAACAGCAGCTCGTGGACAAAGTGTATCATGTGTGGTAGGCGAATCCATGGTGACTGTGAGGGATAAATTTTCTGGTCAGATTTGTGATATATCTATGAAAGAATTGGCAGATATTATCAAATCCGATGGTGATGAAATACATACATTGTTAGTTAATGTATAAATGCGGTCTTTTCTATTATGATGCATTAAATATAATTATGAGAGTAAGTTCTATCGAGAGAAAATATAATTATATCTATCAAATAACAAATCTAATTAATAATAAAATATATATTGGAATTCATAAAACTGATAATTTGGAAGATGGTTATATGGGGTCTGGTTCTTTGATAAAGATGTCGATTAATAAATACGGTATTGAAAATTTTAGAAAAGATATTTTGAAATTTTATGAAACATATGAAGAGGCTATCGAAGAAGAGATTCGGTTAGTTACAGAAAGTTTTATCGAAGATCCTTCAAATTATAATATCAGAACTGGGGGAGTTAGTCAGATTAAGTGGTCAGATTATGCTAGAGAGAAGTTATCAAAATCTGCAAAAATTTTATGGAGTGATCCTAACCATATGATTAAAATGAGAGAGGTTTGTTATGATAATCCTGAGAGAAATGCAAAATTAGGGAAAGGTATTAAAAAATGGATAGTTACAAATCCAGAAAAACATAAAATTAGAATGGATAAGATAAACAAAAATCCTGAAAAGATTGAAAAAATGAGATTGAAACATGTTGGTATGAAAAGATCCAAAGAAGCTGTTGAAAATATGAAACAGGCACAATTGAAAATATATTCAGATGATCCGAAGAAAGCAAGTGAATTCAGAGGCAAAGGTAAAATTTATATTCATAATCCAGTATCTAAAGAAATTAAAAGAATATCCAAAACAGAAAGTATTCCAATCGGATGGGTGAAAGGATCTGGAATTGATAGAAAACAATCACATAAAAATTTAAATAAAGGAAGTGTTTTTGCTCATGATCCTATAACCTTAAAAAATAAAAGATTTGCGAATAAAGAACAAATTCCTGAAAATTATATAATAGGAAGATTTAAAAAATAATATGGCCGATTTCACAACACATAAAACTTACAAAAATAATAGATTTGAAATCTTAACGGATGTAGGTTTCAAAGATTTTAGAGGCATAATGATCGGGACAAATCCTGACAAAATTAGATTTACTCTTGATGATGGATTATCGTTAGATTGCACTCCCATGCATAAAATAATGTTAACCCACGATATTTGGATATATGCAAGGAATATAAAAATAGGGGATACATTATACGGTAATATAAAAGTTATCAATATTGAATCATATCAGAATAATGAGTTGGTATATGATTTTTTGGATATCGAAGATGTTCATAGATACTATGTAAATGGTGTATTATCGCACCAATGCCTCATAATTGATGAGTGTGCCTTTATCGAACCACATTTAATGGACCCATTCTGGGCATCTGTATTTCCAATCGTTTCATCTTCTAAAAAAGCTAAAGTTTTTATGTGTTCTACACCTAATGGAACAGGAAATCTTTTTTATGATATATATAAAGGAGCCGTTGAAAACACAAACAATTGGGAGCATGATAAAATTTTATGGAACGAAGTTCCTGGTCGTGATGAAAAATGGGCTAAAGAAATTAAAGGTGGATTAGCATCTGATGATAAATGGGAACAAGAATTTAATTGTAAATTTATGAATGCAGGTACTGGATCGATGACAGAAGATGCATACAATAAAATGAAACAATACATTTCAACTCCTGTTGAAATATTAATGGATGGAAAATACAAAATATTTGAACATCCACAACCAGAGCGTATATATATAGCAGGTGTTGATACTTCAGATGGTGTTGGGAGTGATTATAGTTGCATTAAATTATTAGATATAACAGATTTAAATGAAATAATCGAAGTTGCTGAATATTATGATAATACCATTCCAGTTGCTGAATTTGCTAACAAAGTATATGAAATACTTTGTCATTGGGGCAAACCATTGGTTTGTATAGAAAGAAACAACCAAGGTGGTCAAATTGTAGATAGATTAGCATTGGATATGGGATACATGGACAAAATTGTATCTTGGGGTAGCAAGTTAGCTGGTAGAAAAAGCACCCAATTACTTGGTATGATTTCTTCTAGAAATACAAAATATAATGCAGTTGCAAATGCGAGATATTATTATAATGATAAGTTAGCAGTTCAATTTAGAAATAAAGAATCTTTAGAAGAAATTGTTAAAGATTTCATTAAATTACCCAACGATACATGGGGAGCTAGTTCTGGGAAACATGATGATAGAACCATGGCTTTGATTTGGGCTTTGATGATATTGCATGATGATTTGGTTGAACAATATTTTACTGTTGAAGAATATGATGATTGTGGAAAACCTTCAAAAATAACACTTAATAACTTTGGATTGAAATATTTTGAAAATTCAACATCTATATATACCAATGAACAAGTTGATGGTATTGAAAATAGTCAAATAGCTCCTGTGTATTTTGGAAACTCAACAGAATTAAATTCAGATATTTCAGATTTGTATGCTGAAGGATGGGTCAACTTGGGAGGGGGATTTGAAAACCCAAGATATGATTTAGATTCAGGACAAACAGAATTTATGGATAAATACTTTTAATCATGCAAGAGATTAAACAAAGTCCTCTAAATCAAGCAGCCAAGGATAAATTCTTATTGGTTTTTGATGTACCACCAATTTTAAAAGAATTTTCAACGAAATATAATAGAAACAATAGTACTATTATACCAGACAATGTTCAATTTTCAATATTTGGAACTAGTGTTCCTGATATAACTGTGCCAGGAATTGAAACAAGATACGCTGGATCTACACTATATGTTTCATCACATAGTAAAAATAGCTATCCCCCAGTAGAAGTAAATTTTGCAGTTGATGGTTTATATAATAATTATTGGTGTATATATCAATGGTTGAATTTATTACATGATCAAAAAAATGGAGAATACAACACCAGAAATATCAGCGTAGATGCTAATTTTAATGATTACCAAACCGATCTAACGATATATGGATTGGATGATTATGGTAAAAAAAGAATAAAGTTTACTTATAAAAAAGCATTTCCCACAACACTTAAAGGATTGAACTATGATTATCAACCAGGTGGTGATATGAGATTGGTTAGTGGTTTTGTATTTATATATAGTCAATTACACACAGAGTTAATAGATCAAGAGCTTTTTAAGTTAACTATAGATTAATTTAAAAAAAATATTTTAAAAAGCATAAATAATAATATGGCAACTAGAACTATCACCAGCCCAGGAGTTGAAATCAGAGAACGCGATCTTTCATTGAGAATACCTCAAAATATTGGAACTAACGTGTTTTTAGCAGGTTTTGCAAGCCAAGGGCCAACAGACGAAGTTATTAAAATCTCAACTAGAGACGAATTAGAACAAATTTATGGAACTCCTACTAATAGTTCCGAACGTTATTTTTATTATTCAGCTAGAGAACTTCTTTTATCACCTGCGAATCTCTATACTTTCAGATTGCCATATGGTGCTGATGCTGGTGCTGGATTTAGCAACACATATTCAGCTCTTGTTTATCCAACAGCCGCAATTTACGATGGTGCATTAACAACAACTCTCGACTTATCAGCTGGTACATATGTATTAGGTCAGCCTGTTCAAGTTACCTTAACAGAAAATCAATATAGACAAGCTTTAGAAGGTACATTATTTGATTGGAATTTATCTTCCACTAATACAAGACAAACTTTAAGTGCTACTACTGAACTTGGTAGAGCTGGTGTTATTGTTTTTAATAAAGCTCAAACAACAATTAACAGCCAATTTGAAGGATATTATATTGGATTAGCGGATAATTCCAATATCAACCCAGCATCAAACTTTGATGCTATTGTCGGAGTAGACACTGTGAGTTTAAGTGGAAACTTTGTTTCATTATCAGCTGCTGGTAGTATTTCTTACACAGCCATTCCAAATGGAACTCTTGAATTTAATCTAAGTGCGGCTCCGAATCAATCAACTGGTAGTGTCTCTGAGGTTATGGAAAATCTTACAAACTACAACATCAGTGAACGTAAAGATGATGATCTTTTGAATGTTGGGGTGTTCAAACTTCGTAAAAGCATATATGCAAGTGAAGCGTTCAAGCTTGATTATATTCTTGATGATGCGATTGTAGGTTCTATCGATACTTTCAGAACTGAATTAAATCCTGCTGGTGGTCCAGCAATTTCAAAATTCTTGGAATCTGTTGATACAAACAGCAGAAATATTGAAATTATGGTAAATCCATATATTTCCAATAAATTCCGTGACACAAGTTTGAATTTAAATGGAATACCACAAAAGAAAGTGCGTATGTTAACTCAAGGACTGATAAACAACTATTCAATATTAAGTTCATCATTGGTAGGATCTGGTAGTAATACTACTATACCATTGAGTGTATTGCAATCATTAAGTGCTACACTTGGATATGCTGATAAACTCAATCCTCTTGGAACATTCAACAATGTTGTCATTACTCAGAAACCAGTAGGTAATATCCCAACTAAAATAAATCGTGCATTAGAAACAGTTAAAAATGATGAAATATACGATATTGACTTGGTTGTTGAAGGTGGGTTAGGGACAATATTCTCAATGGCGTGTGCAGCTAATACAACATATTATGATGAAACATTGTACAATTCAACAATTGCAAATAAACTCAGCACTATTAAAACATCACAACCAATAGATAACAATACAGATGCTCTTGCTATAAGAACAAATTACACCGCAGTTTTCAATCAATTTGAAAATTTCTGTAATCTTCCAAGTAACACTGGTGGTAGAGGAGATTGTATGTTTGTAGCTGATGCAATCAGACACTTTGTTGTAACAGGAAAAAATTCAAAAGTTCTCTCTGATAGAACCAAGACTTTCCAAACAGATGTATATTGGGCTATAAGACATCAATTTGAAACTGCTAATACTTCATATGCTGCTGTATATGGCAACTGGGTACAAACATATGATGACTTCACTGGAGACAAATATTGGATGCCTTTCTCTGCTCATGCATCTGCAGTGATGGCAAGAACTGATGCTAATGACTTCCCATGGATCGCACCAGCAGGATTCAACAGAGGTGTTCTCACAACATCAGCACTTGATTTGGCAATCAATCCAAACCAAAAACAACGTGATGAATTATACAAAGTTAATATCAACCCAGTATATTTCAGCGCAAGTGATGGAATGGTTGTAATGGGTCAAAAGACTCTTAGCCGCAAGCCAAGTGCGTTTGATAGAATCAATGTAAGAAGACTCTTCTTAACACTTGAAAGACCAGTTAAGAAAGTATCTAAATACTTCTTGTTTGAGCCGAATACCGAGTTCACCAGAACAAGATTTGTCAACACAATCACACCTTTGTTTGAGTTTGCTAAACAAAATCAAGGTTTATACGACTATCTAATTGTAGCTGATGAGCGTGTAAACACTCCCGAAGTTATTGATAACAATGAATTGAGAGCTGACATCTTGATCAAACCTACAAGAGCAGCTGAGTTCATATTGGTAACATTCACTGCAACTCGCACTGATGCTAACTTTAACGAGCTAATTTGATGATGTAAGTGAATTAGAAATTGTTAATAACGGAGAATGTGTATTATTGACATTCTCCGTTATTTTTTTACATATTTCTAAAAATCTTATAATTGGAAAATCTACCTTTAATCGATTTATTTCCCATCTGGTCAAACATATATTATCAGTTGTATATCCTTTAGAACTATCAATTCTATCAATTGATATCATATCTGGAGAACCATAATGATAAGACATATCTTCTTTGGTGTAAAAACATTTCCCATTTTGAATATCCCATAACGTCAATATAACATCCTTAGTTATGTCAAAGTCCCATCCTTTATTCTCCGCTCTAGCTTTAGCAGCACTAAATATTCTACCTATTTTTGATTTGAAATTATTGGTCAAATTTTTATTATTAGACTTATAGCATACATCACATCGTCTCAATCTATTTTGATTGGCTCCTTTAGAAGTTTTTATATTATTAAATCTTCTAAAATTTGATTCATTCAACAGACATCTACAATCGGAACAATACAATGAGAATGTATTTTTCCAATCTATAGAATTCATCTCAGATACAAAATTTGGATATTTTTTATATCCATTCAAAAATGTCGATATGTGTATTCCAACTTCTTCAGTGGCATGCTCTAATGAGTTAGCTTTTTTATTTTTAATAAACTCAAAAACCTCTAATATTTTATCATAGGTTTCGGTTCGTTGACCACTTAATATATCATTCCTATTTTTTCTAACTCCTAATTTTTTAGCAGTCACTTTAAGAATTCCTACACTACATTTATTGTCTAACAATTGCAAAAGATTAGCATTGGGAATAGTTCCGTATTTATTTTTGATTTTTATTAAATCTTGTTCACTTAAATTATATTTTTGTTTCATACTATTATTTAGTGAAATAGCCCCAGTAAATCAATAATATCTATTAAAATTTTTATAGTATTTCATTTTTTATTGCGTCTAGACTAAATAATTATATGCCAGCAAATATTGAAACCTTCTTTTCACAAGCCGCACAAAAGCAATTCTCAAGAGACTTTCTATTTAGAATAAAACAAATCACACTCCCTGGTTTAAACTTAAATGGAGAAACTGATTTGATTTATGCTAAATCAGGTATACTCCCAGGAAGAACAATTGAGAACAAATCTGTAAGTTATGCAGGACAAACATTCAATCTTGGTGGAAGAGCTACTTATGGAAGTGCTGAAGGATATAGCATTGATTTTTATTGTGATCAATCTCTTGATTTAAGAACCAAACTTGAAAGAGCATCCAGAGTAGCATTTAATAATGAAGACACAACTTCTAATTTGTGTATGCCAGGACCAGAAAGTACCATTACCCTTGATGTTCTTTCAGTTCCTTGCACAAGAGAAGCAGGAGCTACCAGCGGACAACCTTTACAAATTGTTAAAACTATTCAATTGGTTGGTGTTGGTATAAGAGACATCGGTGAATTGTCTTACAGCATTGCTGAAGGTACAGGTGAGATTGTATCATTTACCTCAACATTTGCTTATCATTTTTATAAAGATTTTAGTTGATCCATTCGCCTAAATATATTTATGGGCGTACAGATAAATGATTTTTTAAATGCATTTAGTAGGGAGTCTAAGTTTTGTCTTAGTCTCCCTGTTTTTTGGACTGTAACTGTGGATGGTGTAGGAGTTGGAGCTATAAATTCAATATTATCACGAGCTGGAGAAAAATGGCAAGCTAAAATGACACCAAAGGATATGATTAAAAATGGTAATTTATTAGTAGCTCAAGAAGTCCAACTACCCAATGAATCATCAACGTTTACAGCTACGGCTATGACAAATACTGGTGGTTTTTTACCTGGGTATGGATTAGACGCAAGATCTGATTTTTTAAGTAGAAATGTTGTTATTAATATATTAGAAACAAATCAAGATTTAGAACATAATTACTTTAGACCTTGGATGATAGCATTAGGTATAAAAGGATTGGTTGAAACTGGAGCTAGTTTAAAAGGAACTGTTGAAATTAAACAATATACAAACCAAGGACAATTTAGAAAAGGATTTAGATTTAAAAAAGCATTTCCAACAGCAGTAGAAGGATTTTCATTAAATTATGACAACACTGATTTTAAAATAAAATCTGTAACATTTGCTTGTCAAAATTATGAACAGCTGTAATTAATATAACATGAGGCTAACTTTTTTAAAACTAAAAGAAGTTTCTGAAATTATAGACACAAATCAAAATCAAAAACTTTGTGATTTTTTTAATGAATTTGATGGAAATAATATATATCAAAAATTCAAATCAATATTAAAAATTTGGGAATATCATGTCAGTGATACTTTAACATTTAATTCAGAAGGAAAACAATTAAATCTTCAAATATCATATTTATTAAATGAATTATCTGATGATATAGAAAAAAATGTATATTTTAAAAATGATAATTTAAACTGTGAATTACAATTATCAAATATCTTTTCATATGATGAGACTAATATGCCAATATATGGATTGATAAAAAATATTGAAATTTTTAATACATCTTTAAATTTATCAGATTTAAATTTTTATGATAGAAAGATGATTATTGATAAATTACCAGCAAAAGTTTTTTCAAACATATTAGATGCGTTAGTGAAAGACAAAACAAAAATTTTTAAATTTGAAAACAAATCACTGGAAAATATAAAATTGAATTTTTATACAAACGATCCGTTTTTATTTTTAAAAAGCCTGTTTGGAAATTATTCAAAAGAATATTTTCAAGATGTTATATTTTTTGTATCTAAAAGAATCAGTGCTGATATTTTAATGAATTCCGATTTAAAAGATGTAAATTTTTACATAAAGAAATACAGCGATGAAATGGAATCTCAACAAAAAACGCTACCATCTCTTGATTTTTAATACTACTTTGTAAATACAGACATGGATGACAATGTAAAAAACTTTCTTGATAAGATTGAACAGTTAAAGGACGATAAAATAAAGGTTGATGTTTTATCTACTGGAAAAAAAATAGATGCAGAATCTTTAACATTCAAACAACAAAAAGATATCATATCAACAATCACCGATGGAATCGTCGGTCCTTTAAAGTTTCAAAAAAATTTAAATGATATAATTATTGAAAATACAAATAATAAAGAATTAAAAATTGTTGATAAATTTTTAATTGCAATTCAATTACGAATTGACAGTATTGGAAGTAATATTAAGATAAAAGACAAACAACATGATGTGTTGAATGATGTTGTTGCAAAATTCAAAAAACTTAAACACAATTTAAATAAAAAGATAACAGGTGTTGTTAATATAGAATTGGAAGTCCCAACATTAGCAGCAGAAAATCAAGTTATTTCAACATGTGTAGATACTATTAAAAAGGATGGTGATAAAGATGTTGGTAAAAGTTTGAGTGAAATATACACATACGAAATTACCAAATATATAAAATCATTAACTGTTGGAGAAGATATCGTTCAATTCTCTGATATCTCTGTCAGAGATCGTGTAAAAATTGTAAACAATCTTCCTTTATCCATAAATAAGCAAATTGTAGAATTTATACAAGATATAAAAGAAAAAGAAACCGAAGTTTTAAAAATTGAAATTGACGGTGAAGTACATCAAATTGATATTGATATCACGTTCTTTGACTCGTGATCCTAAATAATTAGGTGGAGTTGGGTGATATCATAGTAACAATAGGCAGAATACTAAACAATCTTGAAAAGATTCAAGAAGAGCGAGGTGTACCCAATGCTCAAAATACTTTAGTAGATAATAATATTAAAAATTCTTCTTTGGGTAAAAAGAAAGAATCATCATCATTATCATCTTCTGAAAAAAAGAAATTGTCGGAAGTTTTTTCTTTATTCAATCAAGCATTTTTTGCTTATCAAAAAAAACAAACGCCTGATGAAGCTCCAAAAACATTAATATCAAAATTAGAAAAACAGACAAAACCCAAAGAAACATCTCCAAAACTGCCATCAGGTGGATTCGGTGGACTTGGTATAATTGCAACAATAGCAGCTGCTATATTTGCATTAGCAGCATGGGCAAAAGATTACTTAGGACCAGTTGGAATATTTTTAACTAAGTTACCATTTAAATTAAAGGGTCTTATCAAGAGCTTTGAAATAGTTAAAGATATTTTTAAAGTCTTTAGAGAAAGTAAATTAGGTAAAATATTAGAAGACGCTCTTAAACCCGTAACAAAATTCTTTGAGTTCTTTAAAGAATCAAAAATAAGTAAATTCTTTGTTGGTGTAGGTGAAAAAATAGCAGAAGCTTTCAACGTGTTTAAAAAAGTAGGCGGTGCAGTTAAGAACGTGTTTAAAGGTGAGGGATTTTTAGGTAAAATTCTTAAAGGATTAACTACGACAATAGGAGGAAAAATAATGAAAGCTCTTAGATTTATACCTTTCATAGGTGGTATAATTCAATTAGGATTTGCTTATTCTTTCTTTAAAGAAGGTAAACCTATACGCGCAACTTTTGAATTAATATCAGCAATATTAGATTTTATACCTGGTGTGGGTAATGCAGCTTCATTTATGCTTGATGGTGCTCTCTTACTATATGATCTTTACGATGCTAAACAAGATAAAAAAAGTCAAAAAGTTGATGGCAGTAAGGGCGGGGGTATATTAGGCACGATAAAGGAAAAAATGGGGACTGCGCTTAGTGGTAAGTTGAGGTATCTTCCACTTATTGGCGGTCTGGTTTATCTTGGCGAATCGTATAAAGCATTCACTGCGGGTGATTTGAAAGGCGGTCTTAAAGATTTAGGATTAGGTATATTAGGTACAATAGGTGGTCAAGGTTTAATCGATGGTCTAAATTGGGTAATGTCATTCTTTGATACACCAGAACAGCAACAAGCTCAAATAAATGAAGGTGGAGTCATGGGAACTATCAAAGGATGGGTATCAAGCATAGGACAGTACATATCAGATAATGCCATGAATCTTCCTATTATAGGAGGAATAAAAAGATTCGGAATGGCTTGGGATGCATTCACAGGTGGTAATATTGGAGAAGGTTTTAAACTTCTTGGAGAGGGAGTTCTAGCTTTTGTTGGCGGTGGACCACTCGTAAGTGGATTTAATATGTTGGCTGGGTGGTTATTAGGTGGTGAAAAAGAAGATACCAAATCATTATCTCCCGATGGAAGTTGGAAAGATAGATTGAAAAATTGGATCAAAGGAAAGTTACATAAATTACCAGCATTTTTAAGAAAACCTTTGGAATGGTTTGGTATATTAGATGAAACTGATAAAGAAGCTGGTGATAATGCAACAGTATCTGCTCCTATTCCGAAAAAAGAAAATCTTAACAGCAATACTGAACCAGAAAAAAGTAAACTATCATTTTCAAAAATAACAGATTCTACTACAAGTAGTTTAAAGAAAGTTGATGATACTGCTGGAAGCATGTTTTTAAAAATAACAGATTCTGTTGGAGATGGTTTAAACGCGGTTGGTGATATCGCTGGAGGTATGTTTTCATCATTGAAAGATTTAGGAAAAAATGCCTTTGATACTGCATTTAAAAAGTTTTCTGAAATAAGTCCAGAGCTTTCAAAATTTGCAGGTGACACTGTTGGTAAATTATCAAATACAATATCAACAATGTTACCAGACATAAAGCCAATATCATCAACCACAATTCCAAATAATAAATATGAAAAATTAACGGAAAATAATACAACAGAAAATTTACAAAATGATTCAAATAAATATGAAATGCCCAAAACATATACTAGAAATGAAACATCACAGAATAAAAATGAAGTTCAAAATAATGAAGCTATAGGAATCGGTCAAATAATAGAACGAGTAAGTTCAAATGAATGTAAATATCTTGAAGCTCTTGTTAATATAGGAAATTTAACACTTAAAGAAATGAGAAAAACAAGCAGTTCTGGTGGCGAAGTTTCTGTTATTCCACAAGCATCACCAGCAACACCAACTTCTAATAAAAATAGAATACCATTAATAGATAATAGAATTGGATACGCCAACAGTGTATATGCGCTTGGTTGATAAATAATATTGTGAGTAGCTATAATGTTGTAAAAGATTATGATTGGACTAGTGTGCCAAGAGGAGCAGCATTGAGAAATGATGCACCTAAAGTCATTTTACGTTCTTATAGAATCGTATCAAACCAAGTTGTAGATAGAATCACTTCTTATCTACAAGTAGCAAACAAATCAACTGATCAATTTTATAAAGATTTATACAAATCTGCAAAACAAGAAGATGATTTTTATTTTCCATATTTTAGTGATCAAGCTAGAACTTTTAATAATAAATTTGGTGATATTTTCCAAGATGGTTTTGGAGGAGGAGGTGGTATGGCATCAACATTAGACGATATGGCTAAAAAATATATAGGAGGGGCGGTGCAAATTGCAGAAGTGGTTAAAGGAAATCCTGGATCATATATAGAAACTCCTAAAATGTATGATTATTCTGATGCAAATGAAGGATCTATGGAAATTTCTTTTATATTATCAAATACTTTAAATTCTGATTTTAATAAAAATTATGAGCTAGTTAAAAAATTAATTGAAATCAATAGACCTAAGAGAAATGATGCTATTTCAATGGACCCCCCTAGAATTTTCAAAGCTAAACTATATGGATATCGTTATATGCCGTGGGCATATTGTAGTCAATTTAGTGTAAGATTGTTGGGAACTAAAAGAATGGTTGATGGTATCATTATGCCAGAAGCTTATGAAATAAACATGTCATTACAACCATTGACCGCAGAACCTTCAAACTTTATGGAACAAGTAAAATAATATGGTTGATTCTGGACAATATCAAAATGAGATTACATCTTTAAGCGCATTAAACGTTGAAGATTATGAAAGAATATTTAAAATATTCAAACAATCCATCGATAATAAAGAATTTTATACATATAATATTCTTAAAAAAATAGAATTTCCAACGTTGGGAAATGAATTTTTAAAATTTTATGATGTACAAGCTAGAACTCCATTAACGACATTATCATATAGAATTTATGGAGATATTAAAAGTTGGTGGATAATATATCTTCTTAATAAAGACAAATTTGATGGTGCTCCTTTTTATGTTAATGGAGGAACACAAATTTCATATATACCAATAGTATATAAAACATCAATATATATTGATATTACAAATTCTACAATTTTAGGAGGGAGACATTATTAATGGCTGAAATTTTCAAAATTAATGATTGTGAATTTGAATGTGAATTTAAACTAAAAAATGCTGATGGGCAAGAAGTTAATTTCACAAAATCTGCTGTTAAGGGAATGACAATAATTGATAATATATTTGAACCTTTTGAATCTGGTACAATATCAATTGCAAATCCTTATGATTTTGTAGAAAATGAGTATTTCATAAGAGGTGATGGTAGGGATACATTTAAAATAATGTTCAAACCAAAAGATGGTAAAAAAGAAAAATATGAAAACACATTTTGTATAACAAGCGATGATAATGCTGGATACCCAGATAATAGATCAGAAAATATAAAAACTTTTAATTTGGTTGACGCTAAAATCTTACCATTTTTGGAAACAATACCATATGCAAAAACATTCACTGGCAAGGTTGGAGACATTTTAAAAGATATTTTTAAAGAATTATTAGGAGGTGATAAAATTGGAGAGTGGGAATCTGGAGATTTTGAATTAACTTACATACCACCTTTGAATTGGAGATACATCGATCTTGTATACTACTTGTTGCGTATTTTTTATGCAAAAGCCGATGATATATATGTAAAGGCATTTTTACAATGGGATCACTCTAAAGAAAAATTTAATTTTACATTAATATCAAAAATATTTGAAGATAATAAAAAGAAAGAAAATTTATTAGATGCATTTGCTATTGGAGACTTAACAAGTGAATTCGATCCAAGCAATCCAAATAACCCACCACCAGATGCTGAAACTGGAACCTTTATTGGTGGAAGTAGAGCCATAGGTTATTCAACACCATCTCACGATATCACTAATAATTTTTTTGTAAATAGATTGATTCATGGTTACGATCCAATTTTAGGAGAAACTAAAATAAAAAAAATAGATATTAAAAAATTAAAAGACAAATGGAAGAAAAAATTTGTAGATGTTTTTAGTTCTGTTGGTGGAAAACCAAAACCTTGTATAATATTCAATAATACAGTTCCTGCAAAATTTAAACATTATAGAATGCCTTTTCAAATTGAAGATAGTGTTAAAATAATAGAAGCCGAAATGAATGCTGCTTTGATATTTTATAATTTACAATCAACATTTGTTAATATAGGAGATACTTTTAGACAAAGCGGTAAATTTGTAGATATATATAAAACAAAAAAAGAAAAATTAAAAAGTGATGAAAAATTACTTGGTAGATGGTTAGTAACAGAAATACAACATATTTTTTACGCTGATTTATATAGAAATCAATTCTTTTGTGCAAAAACGTATATAGGTCCAACCAGTAATGTCAGCAATGACGCAGAATAAATGCCATGCGAAATAAAATTGAAATATTAAGAGCTATAGAATTCACAAAAGATGATCTTAACAATATCGTCAATCTTGATGAATTTCCAGAATTTACTATCAAAGATAGAGAATTCATGGAAGAATTTAAGAAAGTTTATGAATTGGGATTAAACCAACTTGAAAAGTTTATTAATAAACTTGATTTAGAAGGATCTGAATTAGATATATACAGTATTCGTTATTACGTAACGCAATTGTTAACTGGACCTCTTGGATCATACGCTAAAGAATTATCTAAAGATAAAAAATATTTCAGAAACATACCAGATATAATGGGAAGATGTGGAAACGTAGAAATAACAAATTCTAATGTTACTATAGTTCCAAACACATCCCCCCCATTGGGACAAACAATTGATGTTTACAACAAACTTCCAATATTTTTACAAGATCTATCTGTAGAAGCAAGCACAGTATCTGAAAATGTATTTAGATTTGGAATGATTCCAACTTCTTGTATAGATAATACATTGCCATTGATAGATAAGAAAACACAGCAACGGGTAAATACAGAAGATTCTGGTTCGTGGCAAAGTCAAGCACATGGAACTAATTGCGTTCGTGATAGGTATTTTTATAATGTACTAAAAGAAATAAATTCTGACATTTTCTTCAAAAAAGTTAAAAATTATTTACAAGATGAAAATTTTAGGATATTTTATGATAAAAAATCATACAATTCTTTTGATGCATCCAAGAATACATCAACAGCATCAAATTCTACAGTTGTTCTTTCTTCAAATGGTGAATTAATTGAAACTGATTTGATGGGAGATGTGTACGATTCTTTTGATAGAAGAAAAAGTACTTTGAAATTGCAAACCGAATCAAAAAACGTCGAATACGAATTAAGTACCAATATAGGACAACTGGGAATAAAAAAATAATTATATATCTATAATATTTTTATCTTCTTTTTTAATTTCTTTTGCTTGTTGAAGCATTATTTTAAAAAGTTCTTCTCTGCTCATTGTTAAACGAGTAACATCTTCTTGTGCTTGAGCTTCTTTTTTGCTGTCTATATCCATTTGTTTTATTTTAACAGCTGTGTCATTTTTATTGTTAGCAATGCTTCTTTTTTGCAACACTTCTAAATTTCCTTGAAATGATTTAGCTAATTCAGCCAATGCAATTACTTGCTTTTCATCTCCTGTTTGTTTTACAAGATCGGATTGTTCCTTTAACACATCAGCAAGATCAATAACTGCTTTTGATCCATATTTTAAAATAAAAGAATCCACTTCTTCTGGAGATAATTCTGGATATTCTTTTTCAACATTTTTTAAACTGCGATTTTGATTCTTCAGTTGATTTATAATATCATCTGCGACTTCATCCAAATCATTATCATTATATTCCATAAAATTATTTAATTTAATTACCACAGGATTGACAAAATGCAATACTATAGTAAATTATCATCATGATTGATTTAAACAGAAAATCTGTTCTTATTACAGGAGGTTGCGGTTTTATTGGAAGCAATTTCATAGAATATATCAATAATAATTATAAAAACGTTGATATATACAATATTGATAAATGGGGTGTTGGTCACAGAAAATTAACAACTTCTATACTTTCAGAATCTAATAATTATCGAGAAGTTCATATGGATATATGCGATCTAGATTGTGATAAAAGTTTTTTTTATAATGGAATTTTAAATAAAATCAAATTCGATTATGTCTTTCATTTTGCAGCAGAATCTCATGTAGATAGATCAATAAATGATCCCACTAGTTTTATTACCAGTAATGTCGTTGGAACTTCTAAGTTATTAGAATACATGAAAAATAATAATCCCGATGCGAGAATTATTTGTATATCAACAGATGAAGTTTATGGACAATTACCAGCAAATGAAGGTGTGTTTTTAGAAAGTACTCCATTGAATCCTAGAAGTCCATATTCAGCATCCAAAGCAGCATCCGACTTGCTTGCATTGGCATTCCACCAAACATTTGGTATGGATATTCTTGTTACAAGATGCTGTAATAACTTTGGTCCTCATCAACATGATGAAAAATTTATTCCAACAATTCTTAAAAGTTTACTAAACAACCAAAAAATACCAGTGTATGGTAAAGGAGACAATGTAAGAGAGTGGATTTTTGTTGAAGATCACAATAAATGTATTCTTGAAATTGCCGAAAGAGGAGAATCTGGTCAAGTATACAACGTGTCTTCTCCACAAGCCTTTGAATACTCGAATTTAGATCTCATAAAAAAAATAATTGACATATTGTATCAAGGTGATAAAAAGATTGAAGATGTTATTGAATTTGTCGAAGATCGTAAAGGACATGATTTTAGATACGCAATTGCATCAGAAAAAATTACGTATCAATCAGAGTTTAAAAACTTCGATGAAGCTTTGAAAGAAACTGTTAATTTTTACAAGAACAAATTTACTAATAAAAAACTAGATTAATCTTTAGGCAAAATACACACAATCAACATTATGAAAAAGTTAAATCAAACACAACAAGAACTGGTTGAAAATGCTCGCGCACAAATTAAACATTTACAAGAAACAGAATCAATTATTTATGAAAGTCTTGTTAATGAAATTGGATTAGATAATAATTGGTTGTATGATTATGTTTTTAACTGCCAGATAGAAGATAACTATTCGGAAATGGTAAAAAGTGAAATTTTTGAATAAATGGCAACAACCAATTCAATCACGGGAGATGAGATTAAATCAAAAACTCTCTCAAAAGAGGGTAGAGAAAATTATGACTTTATTTTTAGAAAGAAAAAACAAATGAAATTAGCAAGTGCAAGTTGGTGTGGACCGTGTTCCGTATTAAAATCAAAAATCGCAAAAGAAGGTTTGAATGTTGAAATTGAAGATATGGATAATAATCCAGATTTTTTTAAAAAATATAATATTCGATCCGTTCCTCAATTGGTTATTTTTAATCAAGAGTCTTTTGAGCTTATATCGGGATCTGAAAATATTTTAAAATATATTAAAGAAAACCAATGAGCGAATACGACGATTTACTTATAATGGATGGATTCGATGATTGTATCGTTGGGATCGTTGAACGGATTGGACAAGATTCATATGTCATTTATGACAAAGAATTAGTTCTTGAAAAACTTCAAAACAATGGTAGTATGTCTTATGAAGAAGCTCTTGAGTATTATGAATTCAATCAACTTGGGGCTTATGTTGGAGAAAGAACTCCAGGATTTTTAATTAGAGATTATGATGATATTTTTCAAAACATTAAAGCAGAAGCATGAACCTATTTCTTGATGATCAACGGAACCCAGAGCATGCATATCTACATCTAGATACTGGTGTACCTAAAGTATTGCTCGTCGAACATTCTAGTATTCATCAAAATGACTGGGTAATTGCTAGAACATACGATGAATTCGTAAAGTATGTTACGGTTTTTGGATTACCTGATGTCGTCTCGTTTGATCATGATCTCGATGAAGAGCATACCAAGCATTACTTCATGGTTACACGAGATACTGGAGTTATCGAATACGGTAATTTTAAAGAAAAGACAGGAAAGCACTGTGCTGAATATCTTGTACAAGAATGGAAGAAACAAGGCAAACCAAAACAGATCAAGACATTCGTACATTCAGCGAATCGTTGGGGTCAAATTGAGATTAAGAAAGTATTAAATGAACTTCAACATAATAAAATATGAAAAATAAAAATGATATGCTTTTCGATTTTTACAAACTTCAAACCTTTGTGCAGCTAGTTGCTGTTGGTAAACGACCCGATGGTACATACAACTACTGCCGCGAAGCTTTAGAAAAAAAAGCAAAAGCACTTCTCAAAGAATTAGATAAAAAAACTATATGATTAAAAGAATATTCCAGGACTTAGATGAATGTATACTGCATACAATGGTCAACTATAAACCAGAAGAGGGCGAAAACGGTATAGAGTTTATACTTAGCGAAGATATGAATAATTATTATGCGTTCATTCGTCCATGCGCAAAAGAACTTTTTGAATATTACAATAGTGTTGTAGGCAAAGAAAATGTGTATATTCTAACAACCGCTACACGCGACTATGCCGAAGAGTTGAATCGACTTGGTGAGTTTGGATTAGACAATGATCACATTTATTCCCGCGAAGATATTCAACAATATACAAATTCATTTAACTATGATAAAACTATTGTGTGTCCTATCGCAGACAAAGATAATGTACTCATTGATAATTTACCACATCTTTATAATAATGACAAGATGAACATGATGGGAATTGTTACAGCAAACTATTATCAAACAGCAGAATATTATGGCAATAATCTAAATGACGCAAATTTCTTTGAAAAAATAAAACAGTTTATTAAAAATAGATTATGAAATATAAAATTACAATTAGCGAAGGCTGTACCGCTTTCTATACTGAAATCAATGAAAAGATTGTTGGTGGTGAATATGAACCAACCTGTTTTACAGACAAAGAGATTGATGAGTTTGTAGACTATCTTTGTGAGAAGTTTAAAGAGGAATTAAAACAAAGCACAGTCCAACTTAACGATTTAATTCAATGCTTTCAACCAGATAGTTGGGAAACTGAAGATGATAGTTGTGATCAATGCGGAGATACCGTGCATAAAAAATATTGGGAACTATGATTGAAGTTTTAGTTATAAGTGATATCCATCTCGGAACATCCGTAAGTCAAAAAAACAAAGTTTTACAAGTATTAAATTTAGAATTTAATACGCTTGTAATCAATGGAGATTTGTTTGATAACTACTCATTCAGACGTTATGATAAAAGTGACTGGAAAATTTTAGGAAAGATACGCAAACTTTCAAAAAGTCATAACGTAATTCTTGTCAAAGGAAATCATGATAGTAATGCAGAATTTTTAAGTGCAATTACAGGCATGGAACTTTTGGAAAATTACTCCACCACAATAAACAATAAAAAATTCTTTTTTGAACATGGTGATAAGTACGATCATTGGACAACACATCGACCAGTTATCACTTGGTTTTTTACTGGACTCTATTATTGGATTCAAAAATTCGATAAATCTTATAAAACTTCAAGATATTTAAAACGATTAAGTAAATCATGGATCAAAGCCAAAGATATTATAAGCAAAAAATTTGTTGAAAAACATGGTAAATGCCATCATGTTCTGCTTGCAGGTCATACACATCATGCTGAAGTAAAACAATTTGAAAATTGTGTTTACATAAACTCTGGATCTTTTTGTGAACATCAATGTTCATATGTTGAAATTTATTCCAATGGAGATTTCAAATTAAAATATGTTTAAATGTTAATTTCAAAATATAATTAAAAAACTAGAATACAATAACGAACATGAAAACAAGAAATGAAATTATGGGAAATATGGGCTAAAACAATGGGATCAAAGATTAACGACAATGATCGTGAATCTGATGCTGCTGCAATAGTAAGAACAATTTTTTGGATTGTAAATTTGATCACATGCTTTTTCATCATAGCAAACACAATACGGCATTGGTAATTATCATATGTTGAGACATAATATACACGAACTTTATCAACACAATATTTAAAATGAATTTACACAAATATAAAACCAGTCCTTGGAGAGTTTTCAAACATCCATCATTATTGTTGCATGGCTTTCTTTGGAGGGATTTAAAATATCAAATCAGTGCATGGTTTAACCCACGCCAAAAATGGCTAACAAAAACCATTCCAAATACATGGTGTGATAAAGTAGAACTTATCCCCCACTTACTCTTCGCTTGTATTGTCAATTATGTAGAAGATGAAAAAGGTTTACAAGATAACATGGATTGGGATGATGATATTGCTAAAGGTTATGTCACGCAAGAATATGTAGATAATCGTAATCAAATTTATAGCGAACTTCGTGAAGTTTATAATTATGTTAAAACAGAGCGACCACAACTAGAAGGCCAACACGACAATTCTTATCCAACGAGCAAAAAGGAAGACTTTTTTTATGAAACGGAAGATGGTAAATTTATAATGAGAAGTTGTGAAGATCTTTATGGTATGTCGTTTAAAGAAGCATATGCTGACACAGATCGTTTTCAAAAACTAATCGAAGAAAAAGATATGTGGGCTATGAATACCATCATCAAACATCATCAGTACATGTGGACATGAGAATAATCTCAAAATGCGTAAAAAAATAATCAACATATTAGATTTTCTTTATAAGCTACCATATTTAATATTTTTTAAAATATTATTCTTTTTTATGGGGTTAGTGCTTAAAATTTTAAAAAAATGGAAACAATAAATCAAAACATATTTGATG